TCTTGAATGATACCAGTAATCTCTGTCATTAATTAAACTCCTTATAGTAGGGCCTACTGCCCGTAAATTCATACAAATGCTTTTCTATTGGATGCTGCCTGTAATAAGTAACCAGCCGAGGTTCTACAATCCTACCCCACGGGTACGGAAGCGCCCATTCAGGAAGATACTTATTGGTTTCCATTTCCTTTCCATCAAGCGGGCCGCCCCTCAACACTAATCTCATGTCCGTTCAACCTCCCGTCCATCAGGCCAAATATCCCACTTGTATTCTACTGCTTCTTCGTCACCCCAGCACTTGCCCGCTTTAACGCCCAATCCCAAAGGAACTTTAAAATGGTAATTGTATACTCTGTCCAGATAATCGTACACATCATGGGTGAAGCATTCCTTAGCTACTTCAATGGCTTTCTGTGTGTCGCTCTTATGCACGTTGGAAATCAATGAGTCGTGTACGGTCAGGTACAGCTTGACTTTTAGATTGCGTGTCTTGTGCCAGAAGTACACCATCGCAATAGGAATGATTTCACCTGTTGCAAATCCCTGAACAGGGAAGTTGTAGATGTTGGTGCTGTTGGTAATGTATCCACTCCGCTGAATCTTGGTTCCCGGAAAGTGGAATGTAATACCATAGGGTGTGGTGAAGTATCCCTTGTCAGCTGTAGTCAATGCCCACTGACGCTGCGTTGCACTCAGCTGCACGTACTTGCCCTTGAAGTATTCGCAGTAAGCTTCAACAGCAGGACTTCCCTTACCGCCACCATACAATGGCTTGAAGGTATACTGCTTGGAGTGCTGTCGCTTGTCCTTGAACTTCTCAAAGGATGTGATGAGCGGATCACCATTCTCATCTAGGACTTTGGCTGTGAAGCTATGTACGTCCGTACCCGCTTCAATCTCTGCTAGGCCAGTAAGGTCATGGCCCATATCTACAGCCACTCGGAACTCTAGCTGGCTACCATCTACCTCTAGTGTATCCCAGTCTTCACTACCGGACCAGAATAGCCCCTTGTATTCACGGGGAATGTTCTGTAGCTGTACAGACTTGGGCTTCTTTAGTCCTTTGAATAGGATAGGAATACCACTAGAAGCTAGGCGTCCAGTTTCAACAGCGTTCTGCTTGAGGATGCCATAAAACTTCCCACCACGCTGCTCTACTGTCAGCTTGAAGTACTCAAGGTTCTTAGTCAACAACGTGTTGACCTTGTTGTACTCCTTGTACTTGGCTAGGAATGTGCGCTGCTCTTCTGTCTCAGGCTTGAGCAAGGCGAGTGCCTTGGCATTAGCTGTTGGCTTACCTCCGGGTGTAGTCAGGGGCTTGCCCTTGTAGTCCGTAGGCTGGGCCATACCCAATGTTACATAGAGAAAATTAGCCAACTGGTCAGGACTGTTAAGGTTAATCCCGCCTGACAGGTTAGCCAGCTCCTCTCCCAACCTATTGAACTTCTCTACCGCTGTGACGTAAGCCGTATGAACCTTCTCGGGGTTGAGTATCAGTCCCTCAAACTCAATGTCCGCGAGTACAGAGCAAGTCAGGTTGCGTGTGTGGGCTAGGTGCCAGATATTCTGTTTGTCTAATTCTTCCCACTGCTTGTGAACAACCTGCTTGCAAGCCTCTACGTCTGTATGACAGTAGTCTACCAGCCATTCGATATGAATGTCACGAGTAGGCACACCGGCATCAAACAGTTTACCGATCAGGTCAACCTTGTTAAGAGTGCCGTAACGCTTAGCCATCCCCTTAAGGGAACGGGGCAGGCGTCTGTTACCATCCAACGCCCACTGTGCCAGCATGGGATCATACACGAGTACGTCCCTCAACTCCATACCACAACGCTTGAGCCAGCCAAGTTCAAACTTGGCATTCATTGCTACTAGAAAATCAACAGAGGCAATGTCATCTAGCAATTCCTGCATGTCATACACACCACCCCTGATTTCCTTTACTACTACCGCATCACCCCTCACTACCTGCCAGCAAGCACAGACAATATCGTTGTCCTCATTGAGAGGACTACCCTTGTCTTCTGAGTCAGTCTCAAAGTCAAGGACTACATATGTACCCTGTGTGTAGATGCTGCGAGGATCAGAGTGAGATACGAACCACGGAATTAATTCATTGTTCATTTATCTCCATTAGCTAATGCTAGCAATACATCTGCGTGACAAGCGGCCGGCGAACACCAGCACATTAAATCTTTTCCCTTGAGTTCAGGTAAAGCTGCCAATAGCTCCGGCTGTGTCTTAATGTACTCGGCGTATTTAGCTACCACCTCCTCTCGTGTACCATCAGGGCCAATACCATAAGGATTACCCCACTTGCTAGGGCGTCCTACATAAACAGAATCCCATACTGGTTCAGGATGGTGATGTTTATTCAGTACGACAGGCATTATACATCACTCCTACTTACTTTGTCAAGTCTCGTCTAGCGAGCATCTCATCGGCCATCTTATACGCAGCCCATGCGGTACGTATTTCGCCACCATCTAGCCCTCCAAGACATGGAATAGCAGCAGTGCTAATCATTGCTGCCATCGCCTTCGCCGCGAAGTAGTCACGCAAGGTCATGCCCGGCAACGGATGATAGTCGTCGCCACCCGGAGTCGGGAACGCCGGTCCACCATTAACGGGGGTCAAAGCCTGTATCCCCCATGATTTCCATCAGACCGTTGATCCCCTCAGAGGCAGGGATAGCAAACTGCACTGGGTTTTCCCAAGTGTTGTACAGTTCACCATCATACTCCTCAAGGTTGCCGAGCAGCTGATTCAATAGACCGAAGGACTTCGCACGGCCATACGCCTTTACGAACCGATCATTAGGGTGGCAGTAGGCTACGGCCGCGTAGATGGACTGACCACGGGTAACATAGCACAGGGTAGCACCGCCATGATGCTGGTCAGGATCGAGGTCGTACATGAAATGGATAAACTTAGCATCTTCCCACTTGTTGTTTGCGTTCATACTTGAATCATCTCCTTGGCTCGTGCGATACGGCTAGCTACTGTACCCATAGAAATCCCCAGCTTACTTGCGATCTGGTCGTAGCTCATCTCTTGGGTGTAACGTAGCTCCATAATTTCTTTAAAGATAGCAGGTAGTGCTTCGTAGTTCTCGATAGCAATGATAGCTGCCTCTTCTCGTTCTAGTAGTGTCAGCGGATCGTCGTAGTCAATAACATCTTCAGCATGCTGAACAGCTCGCTCTTCTGTCCGCCTAGTTGATCGTTCTTTCCTCTTCAAATCCTTTAGCAAGTTGTCCACAATTCTGTATACCCATGCATCCTTATCCTTGGGAGCATGTTCTTTTATAGTCAAGAGCTTGATGAATACCTCTTGCATTGCTTCTTCTGCGTCGTCTGGATTAGGAAAATAATCCCTAGCCAGTGACGACACTAGATTGTTATACTCTTGGTAGTAGGTACTTGTCAAGCATGGCCTCCTCTTCATCTTCGTGTTGGTCATCTAGAGCGTGAAGCGGACAGCGTTCATCAATCATGAACACTATATGGCCTTCCGTTGTCTTGATTCCTTTCCCTTTATTGTTAGCTTCAGGGCTACAGATGCAGCCCTTATTGACACCACTCTTACTACCCGGATCGTTACGTCCCATCCACTTCCCACTCCTCTACTAATACATAAACCTTCATTTGAATGCGCCTCTGATCTTGACTAACAACCAAGCAAAGAAATTACCTTGATCTTTTCCTGCCCCATACATCCAGTCATAGTCATCGTGTGATAGTTTCACTTGAACAACTCCTCAAACGTAGTCCGGTCCATGTAGACGCCAGTCCTATCCTCTGTACTCATAAAGGTAAGGCGGTCATCCTTCTCGTAGGCAGCTGCCTGCCACTGCATACCTGTGCTGTCTACTCCGAACCAACTCTCTCCTGAGAAGCCGGGCTCAAACCCTTTGCTGCGCAGTAGAGGGAGGTCGGCTAGTGTTAGATAGTCAGGCATTGTAGGTTAGCCCAAATTCTGTGGCTATTCTTTTCAGTTCTCTAGGCCACTCAACCACAGTGTAGAGGTCATGTACCCGTTGCAAGCCGTTTAACACAACTAGCTGTTTCGTACTTAGAGTACACCCAATACTAGCCTCTACAGCCGCCATAACTTCAGGAAAGAGAACACCATGATTTTCTAGTTCAGTATTGTAATGCCCGTCAGCAATCAAGCAACCTACTGCACAGGACAATCCATCTTTCGTCCTGTATTTGCAGCCGCTATATCCGTCGTCATTGGCTCTCTTGTTCTGTGTCAACAGATGTTTAACTACCCGATCAAATAGCTCTTGGAGTTCCATTACTTCTTACCCTTCTGCTCTTCAATAGCAGCCACCAAATCATTAAAGAACTTAGCTACCTTCTTTGCTTTAGCAAGACCTCGACGATCTGCGGAAAACATCCAATGAGTTTGCCGGCTACAGTCACGCATCGTAACTTCAAACTCATCATACTTGGAAACTGGTACGTCCAAGAACAGCATAGACCTACCTCGTGGTTCCAGAAACATTCTGATGTTCTTCATTCTGTGCCCCTCTCCTTGTTCTGTGCATTCAGCAAGTCTGCAATCTTCTGTGCGTCATCGTGGGTAAACCCACTGCCCTGCGTGAAGCTACCTATTCCTACTAGCCAGTAGTACCTACAAGATGGGTGCCCACACGAACACTTCTCTACAGTAACCATAGCTTAGGCTCCTCCTATGTCCTTCGTCGTCGCCCTGCCTGACACAATACAAAACAGAGTGATAACTTTATCAGTGTTTGTCTTGTGTTCATACCTCGTCGCTATACCCGACGCTCCTCGGTAGAGCTTTAGTGTACACAAAACAATAAGCTTGTCAAGTTCTGTTCAGCTAACTCACGTAAGTCATTGATTCTACGTAGCTCTCTGTTCAGGTTCAACCTGAATATGCGCTAACTACAGTAGGGTTTTTGATCTTACCGTACAGGATTGTCTCCATATCTTCTTCTTGGGTTACGATGCGGAACAGCTCCTCTGCATCTGCCTTAGACATAAAGCAATACCGGGCTACAAGGAATTCAGCGGACCATTTATGGGGCTTTGCGCCAATCAGATACTTCTTACGAAATAATTTCTTTTTATAGAGGGGCTCCACATATTTCCATGACCCATTATCCCAAGCCCTAACTCCATAATTATCGTTGTCAAACATAACCAACTGATATGTCTCAGACATTACACAATCTCCTTTAGGTATACATCATGGAGCCATCCCATGAAATCTTCTTGCAAATCTTTCTTTACCACAGCCCAGCGGGCACCACAGACATTGAATTCGCGCAAGTAGCGACCCGCAAATTCAATGTTATGGCTTTCGATAAAGCGTACAGCGTAATATCCCCGCTCTACATCAGCAAGGTCCTGTTCCCAATCATCGAAGTCATCCTCTACTTCGTCAGGTGGGTCGAAGTCGCCGGGCCCCTTCATATTGTAGCCATCGTTCTTGTTCATATACTCACCACCCTAGAGAGTTGTGTATAGATACGGACAGGGAAGTGTTCATGTACACCACCAATCTTGTTCTTCGGTAGATTGAATACACGGATACCTTCCGCTTCATGCTGTGGATCAACACCAATGCCCACCATCAGGTCAGCCTGTGCGGGAATGCCAGTGTTACTAAAGTCTACATCACCCTGATCCAAGATCAGCTTGTCACTAGCACTGTCACCAGCCTGAGTCACAGACACAGCCAGCACGTTAGCTTCCTTACCAATGTTACGGATAGCTGTAGCTGCCGCTTCCAATTGGTTCACTCTGTTGTCAGCCTTCATGGCTAGGTTGCGCAACTGATCGACAATGATTACATCAGGTTGATACTTCTCAATGTAAGCCCTGATCTGGCTCGGCGTACCCGGTGCAGCACTGACCACGATAATGTTATCCCATCCGTGGTTGATAGCAATGTCCTGTGCCTTGCGGGCGTTATCCCTGACCTCATGCTTGTTCATACCACTCAAGTTTGAGATATGACGGATGATAATATCTTCCGGCCTATCCTCGTTGATGAAATACAGAACACGCTTGTCCTGTCTAGCAAAGCCCGCAGCCATGTTGATAACAGTAGCAGACTTGCCTGTTTCTGGGCGAGCATATACTACGATGTGATGACCTCGGTGTGCACCGCCGTCCAGCCTATCGTTCAGGCTAGTAGGGTACACCTTGATAAGGTTAGCAGGATCATACTCTTTGTGCATTAGAGCTTCAATGTCTACCTGATGGTAAACTTCAAGTCCTGCCTCCGCTATCTGATTCAAGTCAGTCATCTGACGAAGAGCTTGCAGTTCCTCGATCAGTGCATCCACCTTGTCACTCTTCTGTGCGTCAGAGGTAAGAGCAGCAGCCAGCTTATCAGAAACTTCCTGCTGCTTAGCCATCAACACTACCGCTGTCACGTTTACATTGCTTGAATTCTCCGACAAGGACTCACCAATCATGGCTCCCAGTCTGCTAACAAGCTTCTCGCTGCGAAGGGTTTCCCCAATCTGTGCCATCAGCACATCAGGAGATACAGAGACAGCATCAGGGTCACGGGAGTAGTAGTCACTCACCTTACCCATCACCACCTGAAACTCCTTAGAGTAGGTGCTGAGCTTTACGTCAATGTAATCCTTGATTAGTTCATAGTAATCCCTTGATCGCATTGCCGCCGCAATCAGTGGCTTCTCCATTACTTCTCCTTGTCAATATCCAGTTCTATAGTTACTAAATCTTTGCAAATAACTTTCATTCCATATTTGTCCGGATACTCAAGTGCGGAAACATCATAAACTTCAGAGTTTCTTGCAGAACATTCCGCGCGAGCCCTATCTATAACGATAGGATACTGTGAATCATAGTTACTGCATGCGGACAGGAATAAAAGCGGAAGCAGTAGCAAGCATTTAAGGTTCATACTAGAGCTTTCTACTGACAAACAATACAATACTGGGCAGGATACCCAGTCCAATCATAGCACCTAACTGCCACCACTGCAAACTTCCGCCGCAGAACTGGTTGTACCGACCACATACTTCTGCCATTAGCTTAGCGAAGTATGCAATGAGGAAGGCACCACCAGCAAGGGTGAGAAAGTATGTCGGATCAAAGTATTTCATTAAAGAACTCCTCTAGTTCTGCTGGCGTATGATTCTTCAGGTCCTTTGTAAGCTTGATAGGAATCATCGGCAACTGGCTTCTGAATCGCTGTGCATATCTAATCACTTGAGGGTACACATCAGCATCTAATGCTAGGTACACGGGATACAACCCCGATTGCTTGATCTGTTCTACCCGCTCTTCATTCAGGTGTGTACCCAGTAGGGCCACGGAAGAGCAGTAGTCCGCTGCCCGAATAGCTGAGTATATATCCTCGACGATTATAAGTCCGCGAGTAGTAGGGTTTACGTGCCATGCAATTGCTCCTTCTTCTGTGTGTGATTTAGCTTTGGGTAGTCGAGTGTCTCCGCGCATTGCGCGAAGTACACAACCTAGTACATTACCGTACACATCCTTGACAGGCTGTACGACCTTGTACTCATCCTCATCCCAGCCTAGCTGCCACTGGGCTATGTGCTTGTCTGTTAGGTACAGTTCGGTGGCAAGCTGCCGTCGGACTGGATCGGGCAGCTGCACTGCCGATCTAATGTACTCTCGTCCCACTGCCCCGCGACAGGCGGGTACGGCTGTTCTTGGTAAGCGGCCATTACTCGTAGCTCTAGAATTTTCGTGTCCCCCGAAAGTACACGAGGCTCTGTGACAATGCCATAGCAGTGCCCCACCGCTTCGCGTAACAGAGAGAGTTCTTTCTCCTGATCTTCCACCACGGCACGAAGGGCAGAGTTCTCCTGCCCTAGTCTCGCCATCTTGCAGAGCTGAGTATTCAAGCAGCACGTAGTCTCGGTCATTCATATCACTCCTTTAGTCAGTGCCGGTTTGGCTGAACTTGCTAATGTCGCTGGCTGCTGGCGGGCCCATGATAATAGTAACCTCAGCGCCGTCATCCTTTACGCCGATGATGGTGCAGTGCCATGTGTCGGTGTACGAGAACGTAATGTGACTTGCCTGTTTTACTTCTGCTTCCATGCTGGTGTCCTGTAAGTACACCGTGCCTTCAACCACTCCATGCCACATGCAGCGAGGGCTAAAGTAAGCACGAGTACCTAGCACCCCAAGCTCTTTCGCTTTGTCGTACTGAGCAGAGCTTACTAGAGGACTCTTAGGAATAGGGCCTGAAGGTACCGGCACCAACGCAGTACTATTATCAAACAACTCCTTCACTCGATCAACGGTGCTCTTATATACACGAGTAGCATAGTGGCTGACTGCCGGAGTAGGAAGGTGCTGCTTGCTAAAGTTAGCAGGCTCATTGACCGGGAACTGATATAGCATATCTTCATCCAAGGACATGATTGGACTGACCGTAGCCACGCGGTTCCGCTCAAGCAGCCAGTGAAGCATACCTGCCTCCGATGCATACGCCATACCACCGGACTTCAACATAGCAATGTGCATCGGCCGTTCTTTATTGCGTGCCATATTAAGTTGCCCCGGGTTCGTACTATCCCACCACACAAAACAGAATGCCCCGAAGAAATCTTCAAAGGCATCAGCCTTCTCTTGGAGCAGATGTTGCAGCGCCCACTCAGAGTCTACACTAAACTTGTTCGCACCCTTCTTATGCTTCCAGTTCTGTAGGGTTCCGTTATGGGCACCTAGTACCAGCTGACTTTCATCCTGTGAATAACACTCAAAAGGATGGGCGTTATTGATATTAACATTGCCGGAAGTGGCGTGGCGTGTGTGGCAGATGCTAATGGTGGCAGCCTTGCCAGCGCTACTAATAAGGCTAGATGCGTAAGCATCAGTAATAAAGAATGAACCATTGATAGGAAGCTTATGTACATCGACAGTATCGCTATCAGTGTAGATCATCCCAATGCCAGAAGAATCCATACCTCTGATACTGTTAACAACAAAGGCATCACGAATAAAATCATCCATGTTAAGTTCAGGGGCAACAACGATAGCACCAGCCAGTCCACACATTATTCATCCTCCATTTCAGATTCTTCCGGGTCAGGGTCGTCCTCGGTACTAGTGCCAGTGACGGAGTAATACGCATCTCCGCTCGTCGCCGCCATCGCCGCAACTGAGGCCCGTGCGCGTTCCACAATGTTGTCGTTCGCACTAGTCAACTGAGCAATAATATCTAGGGACCTGCTACTAAGTGCATCAGGATGCTGCAACGCTACCAACGAAAGTTCATCAGTAAGTGCAGCGTCTGCTCGCAACACACTGGCCGGTACTTGTTCCATATCAGTCCAGTACCCGCGACTAGCACCAATATACTCGTACAGAGGCGATCCTTCAAGCGGGCACACATACACCCTATTATTATAGATCAGGATACTACCGTATGTGGCACGAGGCACTGCCGAACTGGTGTTGTGTATGATGATATTCCACGAAAGGCCTTGAGTAGGAAGATTCTTAATGAGCTTCCTGTACTTATCGGATGCGAATACGTTCGTAGGAACGAAGCGCTCACCGTTCATGTGAGTAGTCTTAAGTTTACTAGTAATGCATGCCTTCCTATAGTTACTACGAAGCTCGGTGTATGGTCCGAGAGCAGAGAACAATTGGGACCACTTACTGAAGTAAGTAGACAGGAACTCTTGGAACC